CCCGCCCCGGGTGTTCGCCACCTTCCCCCAGCCGCTGGAACCGCCCTACGCGCAGTGCACGCTGCACGCGAGCATGCAGCAACAGTCCACGCCGATCAGCGTGGCCTGCCGGCTTGGTCTGACCGTGGACATCGTGCGCGAGGACGGCACCGGCGACTGGCAGCAAGCCAGCGAACAGTGCTCCCAAGTCCTGTCGTGGGTGCTCGAGCACGCACCGGAGCGATCCGCTTTTCTGTCGGCCTCGTATGAGTCGGGGCCGATCCGCCAGCCCATCGAACGGCATCTCGGCGCCTACGCCGTCGCGCTGCTCGACGTGCTGGCCGTCTGATTCACCCAAACATCCAATCGAAAGGAGTTGCCATGGCGGAGACTGACAACAGCTACATCTCCAGCGGCAACAACGCGGACCTCGTCAAGGTCATCAAGCAGTACGCGCTCTTCCTGGTCAAGAAGGGCGAGACGTTCACCAAGCCCACGTCGGAGAACTGGACGCCGGGAGCGCTCAAGCCCATCGGCTACAGCTCGGAGGATGGCGCGGTCATCCACCCGGAGCCTGGCGACGAGACCGAGATCAAGGGCCACAACGGCGACACCGTGTATTCGGAGACGGACGGCGGCTACTGGACGATCCAGTGCGCCGGCATCGAATGCCGCAAGAGCATCGCCGAGGCCTATTTCGGCGTCGAGGCCGACACCAAGGGCGGCTTCCACGTCAAGGACGCGACCACGCCCATCGAATACCAGATCGTGCTCGCGGGCCTCGACCAGTTCGGCAACCCGATCCTGTTCTTCGCGGAGAAAGCCAAGGTCTCCGACCGCGACGACATGACCCTCGTGTCCAGCGACGTGCTGCAGTTCAACTGCACGTTCAAGTGCCTCAAGGCATCGGACGGCTACATGTTCCACGTGTGGGGCCTGCTCGCCGCCGAAGCCGCGAAGAACCAGGCGAACACGTCATCCACGGACAGTTAGCCCCGTTGATTCCTCCCATGCCGGACGCCTGATGGCGGTCACGCCCGGCATGGGACCACTCCACCATCGACCGCCACACACCGAGAAGCAAAGGAACCCATCATGACCGCCAACGCCGACTACCAGACCGTGAGCATCGACCCGATCGACGACGGGGAGGAGATGCCCGACGTGCACCTGTTCATCCCCACGAATCCCGACGCGAAGAAGGACGACCCCGACTATGGGCGGGGCCTGAAGCTCGACCTGCCGAACCTCAACAGCGAGGACCTGCCCATCGATGTGATCCAGGCCGTCCTGCTGACCAAGAGCGCCGTGAACCTCACCGACGAGCAGAACTTCGCCGTCGCCAGCACGATGCTCGCCTACTTCCAGGTCATGCAGCCCAACTACTGGAACTTCCTGCGCCGCCTGGGCCGTCCGATGGCGTATCTGGCGGGCACCGTCAAAGCGTGGGCCGAGCAGTCGGGACTTGACCCAAAAGCGTTGTCCTCGTCGATCTCCAAGGCCGGCACCGCGCCGCGCTGGACCACGACTGGCTCCAAGCATATGGAACCATATACCGGCCGATAACCCTCCGGGAATGGGTCCAGGCCGACGGCAAACCCGCACGGCGCTCCATCGGCTGGGCGCGCGCGTGGGCCCTGACCTGCGAACTCCTCAAGGACCATTACTCGCACTCCTACGCCGCGCTGGCCGGCTGGTCGTACATCCCCGCGCCGGAGGAGGTCGCCATGTGGGACCAGGCCGAGGCCGACAAGCGGCTGAGGCGCAAGGGGTGGAGGCCGTGGATGGACCCGAGGAACAACCCGTTCGGCACGGGCAGGCCCATCAGGGCGCGCAGCGAGGTCCTGCGCGACCGCGAAAAGCTCAAGTCCATGTTCCATATCCAAGACGAGTGAACCAAGACAACTGAATGTTGAGTCCCGGCCGCCATCGGGAACCGAATCAACGAAAGACGAGGTGAGGAGACGATGGCCGGTCAGGATATCGGCACTGTGTACGTGCAGGTTGTGCCCTCCGGCAAGGACTTCGGCAAGAACATCGAGGGCCAGATCGGCCAGAGCGTCGCCGCCGCCGGCAATACCGGCGGCAACGGGCTATTGAAGTCCCTGACCGGCGTGTTCTCCAAGGTCGGCAAGATAAGCCTGGGGGCCGTCAGCGCGGTCGGCGGCGGCATCACCGCGCTGGCCGCCAAGGGCGGCTTCGAGCGCGCCCTGAACATCGAGAACGCGCAGGCCAAGCTCAAGGGTCTCGGCCACAGCGCGACCGACATCAGCGCCATCATGGACAACGCGCTCGCCAGCGTGAAGGGCACCGCGTTCGGCCTTGGCGACGCGGCGACCGTGGCTGCGAGCCTGTCGGCGTCGGGCGTCAAGTCCGGCCGGCAGATGACCGACGTGTTGAAGACCGTGGCTGACACGGCGCAGATCTCGGGGCGCAGCCTGACCGACATCGGCACGATCTTCGGATCGGTGGCCGCGCGCGGCAAGCTGCAGGGCGACGACATGCTCCAGTTGATGAGCTCGGGCGTGCCCGTGCTCCAATTGCTCGCCACCCACTTGGGCAAGACCAGCGCCGAAGTGTCCGGCATGGTGTCCAAGGGCAAGATCGACTTCCAGACATTCGCCGACGCCATGCAGGAAGGACTCGGCGGAGCAGCGCTGGCAGCCGGAGACACGTTCCAGGGCGCGCTGGCCAACGTGAAGGCCGCGCTCGGACGCCTGGGCGAAGGCCCCGGCAAGATCGCGCTCGAATCACTGCGCAAGGCGTTCAACGCCGCCATCCCCGCCATCGACGCGTTGAGCAGCCAACTCACCCCGTTCCTCGACAAGCTCAACGGCCAGCTCGGCCCCTACATTGACAAGGCCATCGGTCTGATCGAACGGTTCTCGGCCGGTCTGCAGGACGGCAGCATCACCATCCAGGACATCGCCGGCCAGATCGGTACGCTCGCCGGCGCGTTCGCCGTATTCACCGGAGTCGGCGGCAACATCGATTCCATCACCGGCTTCTTCGACCTGCTCGGCACCGCCGGAGACCGTGGCGTCACACAGCTCACCAGCAAGGTCAAAAGCCTGCCGGACGGCATCAAATCCGTGTTCTCCGCATTCATGTCGGACGGGGCCACCATGGCCGAGGACCTCGCCTTCCCGTTCCAATTGGCCGGGGAGAAGATCTCGGGCAGCAAGATTGGGCAGAAGATCGCATCCCTCGGATCGGGCATCTCAGACGGCGTCGGCAAGATCACCTCGACGCTCAAAAGCAAGCTTGTGTCCGGGTTCGCGTCAGCCGCGTTCTCGCTCGAGAATAATCCCGTGGTCATCGGGCTCCAGTCGTTCGGAGGCAAGCTCGGAGGCATCGCATCCGGCGTCGCGGGCAAGGCGAAGGCCGCGCTCGGGCCCATCGGAGACGCCTTCGGCGGCATCGCCGGCGTCGTCGGGCCAAGGCTGCAGTCCGGCCTGAACGCGGTCGGCGGCCTGATCACGAGATTCTTCAGCCCGGGCAACTTCATCAAGCTCCTCGGCATCGGCGCCATCATCGCCGCACTGGTCGCGGGACTCGGCATGCTCGACCAGAGCATGCAGGGGCAGCTGTTCGCCATGATCGGCCGGTTGGGCGCGCAACTGCCGGGCATGCTGCAGAACCTGAGCATGCAGATCGCCGCGAACCTGCCGCAGATGATCGCGCAGGGCGCTGCCATCCTGACCGCGCTGATGGGCACGATCAGCGCGAATGCGCCCAAGCTGTTGTCCACGGCGGCGCTGCTGATCACCACGCTCGTGCAGGGGCTTGGACAGGCGCTGCCGAGCCTCCTGCCCGCAGCCGTGCAGATGATAACCTCTCTGATCATGGCGCTCATAGCGCAGGCCCCCATGCTCATCGAGGGCGGCATGCAGCTCCTGCAGGGACTCGTGCAGGGCATCACGGCCGCGCTGCCCATGCTCGGCGAACAGATCCCCCTGCTGGTCCAGACGATCATGACGGCCTTGGTCGCCGCCCTGCCACAGCTCATGCAATCCGGCGTGCAGGTCGTCACCAGCCTCATCCAAGGCCTGGTCGCGGCGATGCCCACGCTGGCGGCCATGATCCCGCGGGTCGTCATGACCATCGTGGACACGCTGCTGGCCAACCTGCCCGGCATCGTCAGCACCGGCGTGCGGCTGCTCGCGTCGCTCGCCAACGGGCTCGTCAACGCGATCCCCCAATTGGTCAGGCGCATCCCCGCGATCATCGCCGCGCTCGTGGGAGGCATCGCCTCGCGCCTGCCCCAGATCATCCAATCCGGCGTGCAGATCATCATCACGCTGGCCGGAGGACTCGTGCAGGCCATCCCACAGCTGGTAGCCAAGATCCCGGCGATCTTCAGCAGCCTCGTGTCCGGGTTCCTCTCGCAGGATTGGGGCAAGATCGGCCTGAACATCATCACCGGCATAGCGAAAGGCATCGCGGGAGCGGCCGGCAAGCTCGTCGACGCGGCCGTCGACGCCGCCAAAAACGCGCTCAACTGGGTCAAGAACAAGCTCGGCATCGGCTCCCCGTCCAAGGTGTTCCGCGACGAGGTGGGCCGGTGGATCCCCGCCGGCATGGCCGTCGGCATCGACCGCAACGAGGGTACGGTCTCCAAGGCGGCCACCAACCTCGCCAAGGGCGCGCTCGCGCCGATGCTCGACGTGCCCGACCAGTACAGGGCGCTGATGGACGAGGCCACCGGCACCCTGACCGAGGCAAGCATGAGCGTCAACGCCATGGGTCCCGACCATCGCAACGGGTACTCGACCGACGCGCCGCGCACGGAACAGCAGGAGTTCGCCGCGCTGAGCGGCCTGCTCGAATCCATCGACCAGCGGCTCAGGAACCTTTCGGACGCGCTGCCGGGCATCATCAGCGACTACACGCCGAAGCTCACCATGCGCGAGCTCGCCCGGCTCGTCTGACAAGGAGGCATGTTGGAGACTATCGAATACACCGCCGGCAATGGCGAGAGCATCGGATTCGAGGGGCCGTTGTACGGAGAGACGCTCACCGGACTGCGTGGCCGCGCATGGGATTACAGCCTCGCCTCGCGTGGTCTGACCGGCGTCACCCGCAAGACACGCGAAACGAACGTCACGGTGAGGATCCATGATTCGCCGGCCACGCTCGACCTGCTGTGCCGTCTCGCCGACACCGACATGGCAGCCGGCACGCCTGGCACGCTCATCGCCGACGGCGAATGGGAGACCAGGGCGTGGATCCCGAAAAGCGAGCCGCAGACCATCACGCCCACGATGGTCGAGACGCAGCTTACCGTCGTGCTCCTGGACGGCGTGT